AGCAGGGACTCATCCAGCCGACCGAGCAGGAGAAGAAGGACGGCGTCGGCTCGAAGAAGAACCAGCAGCAGCAGCAGCAGGAGCAGATGCAGGCGCTTGAGCTGCAGCTCATGCAGGGCAAGACCCAAAAGATGGGTGCCGACGCAGCCATCGCGCAGTCGCGAGCACAAACGAGCCCGATGGAGCAGAAGAAGATCGGGTACGAGGTAGCCGGCAAGCACCTCGCGAACATCAAGCTGGCGCACGAGATCGGCGCCGACGCGAAGGACCGCCAGAATGAGGCGCAGTCCGCGCAGATGGACCTCGCCGCCAAGCACGTCGGGAACCTGCAGGACCTGACGCACGCTGCCCAGCAGCACCAGCAGGACCAGCAGCACACCATCGAACAGAACCATAACGACCAACGGGTCGCTTTCGCCAACGAGCGGGCTGAGGCGGTGCGTGCTCAACAGCAGCACGAGGCTGAGATGCAGCGCGCTGCACAGGCACATGAGCACGAGATGCGGCGTATGCACGAGAAGCACGCTGTGACGATGAAGCACACACAGGAGTTGAACGAGCAGAAGGTTGCCGCCGCGAAGGCGCTGGCCGCTGCTAAACCGAAGAAGCCTAAAAAGGCTGCTTAGTTTGTAATGGTCTGGTGAGACCCCGCCTCGCGACAGCGTATCGTCGTGTATCAGGAGACTATCATGGCTTTCACACGCGACGATTTATTGAACTATGAGAAGCAAACGCAGAAGCAGATTGACGACAAGGTCAACCCGTTCCGCGGTGCTACCCCAGCCCGTGCCGCAGACGCCGCAGCAGTAGCCGCGGTCGCCTCGGGCCAAAATGTTGACGCCACGCCAGGAGGTAGCGCTAGTGAAGGCGCGGTCCAGGAATCTCTCGTCGATGACAACGCCCCCGTTGTCGATGAAGATGGCACACTCGGCGACCCGACCGATTCGGGTGAGGGGACTTCGGACGACAACGCGGACTCGTCCACCGCATCCGCCGATCTCAGCGGCGAAACGGATCCCAATACGGACTTGACTGGCGAGCAGGTTGACGAAGAGGCGTCGACGGCGCGGCCAGCACCGAAGAAAGGGTCTGCTGAGGAGCGCATAGTAGAGCTGAATGATCTGTTGGAAGGTACAAAGATATTTGGCAAGCACATGCAGAGCCAGCTCAAGGACGCACTGTCCGAGCTGGAGCGGTTGAAGGGCGGTGGTAAACCCACGGCCGCGCAAACCGCAGCTGCAGCTGCTCCTCCCGCTGTTGAAGACGAACCCATGCCGGACCTGTCCGACCCGGATATCGCCTTCGACAACGACAAGTATCGTGCGAAGATGAAGAAGTGGACGAAGGATCAGGCCGCGCTCACCGCGCGTCAGATCGTTCAAGAGATGACCGGCCAATCAGAGGCGGTCAAGCGTCGCGCCAAAGTCGAAGAAGAGATCAAGGAGTTTGCGAAAACTCACAAAGACTACACGGCGGTAGTGACGAACAACCCGGTCCTCGCGCAGCATCAGCTGTGCCCGGACGCAGGCGCAGCTCTAGCTCAGTCAGGTTATGTTGGCGAGTTGCTGTACGAGTTTGGGAAGGACACCGCGCTGGCTATCCGCACCGCGAAAATGTCCCCGGCCCAACAGTGCATGCAGGTCGGCAGGATGATCGAGAGGATTGAGGGCAGAGCTGGCAACACTTCAGGATCCAAGCAGAACGGAAACGGTTCGAAGCCCAACGCGCAGAATGGGCAAAAGAAGTCCATCACTCAGGCGCCTCCTCCCCCGCGGGCCACACCGGCCGGCGGACGCGCCAACGAACGAAGCGTCGTCGACCCTAACATGTCGATGGAAGAGTTCGCTCGACGGCACAGGGGAAGCAAACAGTCAGGACGCGAACAAGCTAGGAAGCTGCGCGGACTGAGCTAAAACAAATCGGAAAGGAATAATGGCTAACTCACTAATCACTGCTCAATGGGTTGCACGCAAGGCTCTCGTCCTGCTGCACGCCAAGAGCAACTTCACGGGTCGCACGAACCGTGATTACCAGAGCTTGCTGCCCGGCCCCATCAACGGGGTCATCTTGGGTCAACAGCTCTCGATCCGTCTCCCGTTCCAGTACGTTCTCCGTACCGGTCCGCAGATGAACGCGCAGAACTCGGTACAGCGCTTTGCCACCCTGTTGGTCAACCAGCAGCTCGGTGTCGACATCAACTTCACTTCGGTGGAGCGCGCTATGTTGTTGAACAACTTCGAAGAGCAAGTGCTCGAACCTGCAATGGCGCGTCTCGCGGCCGGCATCGAGAACTTCACTACGGGTCAAGTCAACAACGTTCCGAAGTTCACGGGCGCTTTCAACACCACGGCAACCTACGACCAGCTGCTCCAGAACGAGCAGTATCTGACGGAAGCTTTGGCGCCGGAAGATGACCGTCGCACCTTCACGGCGACCCCGCAGACCTCGCGGTACTTCGTTCGTGACAACAAGGGTCTGTTCCAGCCCGAGTCAACGGTTTCCGACCAGTGGTTGGAAGGCGTGATCTCGGATAAGGCCGCTGGCTACGTCTGCTTCCGTAACACGAAGCTCCCGACGCACGTCTGCGGTACGTTTGCCGCCACCTCGAACCCGTCCGTCAACGGCGCGGGTCAATCGAACCCCGGCGCAGGTAACGCCTTCGTTTCAACGTTCACCCTGAACGTCACTGGCTTCGCGGCCACGGACGTACTGAACGCTGGCGACGTTATCAGCATCGCGGGCGTCAACGAAGTGGACCCCGAGACCAAGGCATCGCTTGGCCGTCCGAAGCAGTTCGTTGTGACTGCGACGACCGGCACGCAGCCTTCGTCTGTCGCCATTGCCCCGGGCATCATCACCGGTGGTGCGTACCAGAACGTGGACAACGTCCCTGCCTCTGGCGCGCTCATCAGCGTGTTCGGTGTCGCTGGCGCGGCCTCTGCCTCGCCTCTCTTGGCCCTCAGCGGTTCTCTGATCAAGCAGTCGCTTGGCTGGTACCGTGACGCGATTGTGTTTGCGAACCCCCCGATGCTCGACCTCAGCCCACTCGTCAAGATGACGGCTGCGGAAGCGTTCGAAGGGTACAACATCCGCTTCGCGCAACAGTGGGATCCGTCTAACGACGTGCTCCCGGCTCGTCTCGACTCGATTGTCGGCGCCGTGCTCGCTTATCCCGAGCTGGCTGTGCGGAACATCGAAGTCGCGTCGGCTGCCTAATAACCCATAAAGGAAAACGAAAATGGCTAACATTCAAGTTGGATATGGGCACGGCGACGTTGTCGGCATTCCGTTCGACTTCTACGGCGGTGCGACCCTGGTAACGGGGTCTACCATCACCATGCAGACCGGTATGCTCGTCCTAGCCCCTACGGCTACGTTGGCGACGCTGACGGTCAACCTTCCGCTGAATCCGGTGGACGGTGCGATTGCTGAGATTTCGGTTGCGGGGGCGACGTTCAACGTAACTACGCTTACCGTGGCCGCAAATACCGGCGACTCGTTGCTCGGTGCTGCTGCCAACACCCTCACGGCCCTCGCGGCCGGCGCTGGTGCGGCCACTTCGACCGTCAAGTACAAGTACACCCTGAACGGCTTCCAGCCTGCTTCAGGAGCGGCTGTGAACCCGCGTACTTGGATTCGCGTGCAATAAGAAAAACTGCGCCACTGCCCTCACCCAGTAGGCGCAAGTTGGTGGACGTCCACCCATTTAAGTAGACGTGACAGCGAGGAGAGACTCGCACTGAATTTTACAGAGAGGCGACGTGGCTCAGACTAACCAGCAGATCATCACCGAATCCTTCCAGATTCTTGGCGTCGTACGCGAGGGGCGGCAACCTACGCCCACGCAGTCCGCCAACGGGATGACCATCCTCAACGACAACCTCCTCACGAACATGCGTGACGGTTGGGGGAACCTTGGCTGGTATCCACAGACTATTGCTCAGCTCAACAGCATCTCGCCTCTCAAAGACGAAGACATTGCAGATGTGAAGTACATTTTGGCGGCCTGGCTATCCGTACGCTACGGCGTGACGATCATGCCGCCAGAGGGGCCGGACGATGAGTTCTCGCTGGGCGCTCTGATCAAGGGCGCCTTCCGTCGGCTGACCAAGCGCTACCTGAAGTACACCGAGTGCGACCTCGGAGAATTATCGCGAAGTCAAGGGGGGCCCTGGGGAGGGCCGAATTGGCTTTAATAATCAAAGACTTATAAACACCCCACGGACCTTGACAAGTACATTGTGTCTTCAGTAAGATAGGCCGCATGAGCTTATCTCACACCGCAAAAAAGGTCCGCGACGCCGCAAGAGCGCGGGACGAACAGTTTTATATCTCAGGCAGGCCGTGCAGTCGCGGCCACACTGGCCCGAGATACGTTGCGAACCAGACGTGTCTAGAGTGTTCCAAGGACCAGCAACGCCGCGCCGAAGAGGTGCGTCGCGCCA